GGGTCGGCGAGGAGTCGCCGCAGCCGAGGGATCGACTCCGGGGTGAGCAGATGCTCAAGGATCTTCGGGGCCGACGACAGCATCACCGATGTCGGCTGCCCTTGATCGTCGATCGTGACCGATCCGAGGATCTGGTCGAGCGTCGCGGCGGCAATAGCGCGCCGACAGGCGAACGTCTCTTCCCACCATTCGCGCCCCTGTGCGTCGTCGACGTACGGCCCGTCCAGCGTGAACTCGGGTGCGGCACCTGCGATCGCGGGCGACGACGTGAACTTCTGTGCAGTGGTCATGCTGTCATCGTACTCAGAGTGATCGCAGAGCGTCGTCCATCGCTTCACGGAGGTACGGGTTCGGTCTGGTGCCGGGATGCGACACGGCCCGTGAGGCAACGGTTGTTCCGGCTTTCGCGTGCCAGAACACGAGTCGCGGCGCCCTGCGCGGGACGATCCGATGCGGGTCCGATCCTTCGTGGTGCACCCACGCGATGTCGTCGTCTGACCCGACGCGCAGCACGACCGGCGAACCGGGGTCGCCGGTCTGCACGACCTCGGCGTGGATCGAGTCGCGCAACGTCCCAGGCCGACGTGCGGCGACACGCCGCGACACCGACCACGCCGGTTCACCCTCCGCTGGCGACCACACCCCAACCTGCTGTCGGGCACGCTGCACGATCTCAGCTCCGAGCGCTTCGAGCTCCGGTGTCATCGCCTCGCGGGCGACACGCGTCACCGCAGCCGAGTCGACGTCGAGATCGTGCACGGTCAGACCCGCAGGCCCGCACCCAACGCGACCGCGAACCGCGACCGCGAACCGACCAACCCGCCCATCGGGCCGACCGTCCGCCACCCCAACCACACGGCGCCATGCGTGCCGAACAACCGTCCACCGTCAGCCGTGGCACCCATCACCGCATCCCACGCCAACTGGCAGTCACGGTGCACAAGCCCGGCCGCCGCTGTCTCAGCGGACGCCGGCGGCGGTGTGCCGTCATCACGAGCTGTCTGCGGGGAACACCGCACCACCTCGACGACGAGCACACCAGACGCGCCACCCGCGCCCATCACACCGGGTGTCATCTGGTCCGCCTGCACGCCAGGCAACCCGCCCGCCCACGGTTGCACCGACTCGAACCACACCGCCGCGCATTCCTCATCCCATACCGGCAACCCCGCCGCGACGAACCGGCGAGACGGCAGCCCGACACGAGCCGCCGCATACACCTCGGCGAGCCGAGCTAAAGCCGCTACAGCGTCGGCGTGAGGGTCGATCATCAGACCGGATCGGCGTCGTCGGCCGTGCCGATCAGCCGGTCCAACGCGTCTACCAGTGTCTGCCGCGGCTGAGCTCGCTGCGACTCGAACTCGACCGCAGCCGCCGCTCGAGCCTTGTCGCCATCAACCCACTGCAACACCGCGTGCACGGTCCCATCCGGGACCACTTCGGCGCCCGACACGGCCGCTTCCTCGTACGACGCCGGACGCGCCACCGCGATCGCGTCGACACGGAACATGCGGATCTCCGCACGGATCTGCGACGGCCGCGCACCGATCGTGTCCTGCGCCTCATCTTCTGACATGCCATCGACGATCGCTTGCGCCTCTGCGGGCGTCGCGCCCTTCGCTGACAGCCTGCGCATCGCCTCGACACGCACCCTCGACTCACCCATCACGACTCTCCTCCTGTTTCGCGGTGCCACACCCTGGCCGGACGGCCAGGCACCGCGACTCCTGCTGACCCACCATATCCCGCCACGTCCGGCATCCTCACCGACGCCAACCACATGTCGACCGCAGGCAACCCGACCAGACCGTCAGCGAACAACGTCAACGGATCGAGCACCGTGGTCGTCACCCCCTGCCTGGTCACCGTCGTCACCCGCTCAGGCAACCGGCACGACGACCGGCACGACGCAGACACCGACGCCAGCAGCTCCGACGCCAGCAGTTCGGCCGCCATCACACCGCCCGCCGGCGGCGCAACACCATGCGTCCACGACACACGGAACGTATCCTCCTCGTCGGGCTGGCGGTCGAGGCGCTGCCACGACGGCCACACCCGTCGCGTCCCGTCTGCCTCGGGGAGCCGCACCAGTGCGACATCGTCGTCGACCCTCCACTCGGCAGGATCAACCGCGGTGCCGTCGATCAGCACCTCGGTCACAGCGACCACAGGCGCCGCGGGCAACACGAGACGCGAACGCCCGTAGCAACCGCACCCGCGGCGTGTCGGGCATCCGCACGCAGGGCGCATCGACGCTGCCGTGACACCACGGAACGCGCGCCCAGAAAACGCGAACAGTACATCCGATGCGAACTGGCACATCACATCGACCGTCGCAGCGGACACGTCCGGTGGACGCACCACCTGCTCAGCGGTCACCCACGGGACAACTTCAGCCACAACGCCACCTTCCTCGCTATCAGATCGTGGGTCGGGACAGGCAGCCACTGCGCCGCCCGGCCCGACCCACGATCACGCTACCCGGTGGGGCGAGCAGCGGTCAGACCGTGGCGGTCGGCACATCGGCAGCGGTGCACGGGATCCACTGCCACACCCGGTCGTACGCCACCGGGAAATCCACGGACCCCCACGCGGAGTTCTCGTACGCCTTCGCGGAGAACGTCGGCTTCTGCGCGGTGTTCGACAGCTCGAGGCCGCCCGTGTCGACGATCGACGTGACCTTCGGCAACGCGATCCACGCGTATGGCGAGTCGGTGTCCGGCGACCCTGCGTTGATGCGGAGCGCCCACGCTTCGATCGACACCGCCGGCGCGGTCGCGATATCGACAGCGCCCAACGCAGGGGCGGCGTAGCCCGACCTCGGCGTGTCTGACAGGACCGTCCCGCCGGTCATCATCGCCCGCAACCGCGGGTCTGGGGTGCACACCTGGAGTTCGACGTCGTACCAGTTCGTCGTGTTCGGCGCCTGATACGACGCACACACACTGCCGGCCGCCGACTTCTCCTCGATCTTGTCGCCTTCCGTCACGTTCGGTGTTGCCTTCAACGAGATCAGCGCGGCCGTGACATACGGCGTACCCGTCATCGCTCCCGCATTATTCAACGCGGTGAACCGCGTGCGCACACACATCAGCTGCGGCAGAGTATGATCTTCAGCCATTTCAAGCCCTCCTCAGGGTCATGGTTCGGGCGTCACGCCCTGGTCAACTTCGACGGCCACATGCACGGTGGCATCCCATTCGATGATGAACGGTCGGGCCGCCCATACCGTCCGGTCGTTCGTCCCACGATCCACCGTCGACGCGGCGTCGGAGACGGTGAACGCCGAGCCGAGCAGGATCGTGGGGATATCGACGCCGTGAATCCACGACGTCGACGCGGTCGCCATGTCGGCTGGGCCGTCGCCGGTGAACCCGCCGTCAGCCACGACCAGGTTGCCGTTCGGGCTCACCCACTGGTCGCCAGCCCGGTAAACCAAGTTGGCCGAACGGATCACGTCGAGCACCTCGGGGACCACCGCGATGAGCCCGCCGACATTCCCGAGTCGCCGGGTCAACACACCGTCAACGGCACGAAACCCGGCAGCGACGGTACCCGCCGTGAGCGTAACCACGTCGACGTTCTCGGCGAGAGTGAGCGGCGAACCGGACACCCCCGCGCCGACTGTGCCTGACGCCCACTCGCCTGCGATCGCAGCGGACAACCCGGCTTCCAACCGGGCCGACGCACGTGCGTCACGCTCGTCGTCAGGCACACCGATCGTCGCACACGCGTACGCGGACCATGCGACCAACGGACCGGCTGCACGCGCATCGGGGTTCGTCGGTGCGGCCCGATCGGCGGTCGAGCCGCACACGACAACGGTCGACCCGGCCGCGGGCACACCGATCGGAGCCCACGCCGCGCCATCGGCGAACACATGCATGTCGGCCGGGACACCAGTCGGGACAGCGGACAGCAGCCCCGTGCGCGGCGACCGCGGGTATGTCGGATCGATCCTCGTCATTGCATCCCCTTCTCGTGCGTTGGCCGTGGGACGCGGGGACCCATCACTGTCGATGAGCCCCCGCACTCCACGGTCATGCGCAGGTCACGTCGACGTTCGTGGCGGCCGCGCCGGACGGGCAGGTCGTGTGCGCGATCCGCATCGTCTCGACGTTCGAGTGGCGAGCGACACCCTCGAACGTCTCCATGAACATCTGCGCGTCGTTCGTGCCGTTCAACGTCGCGTCGCGGACAACGCCGAGGTCGAGGTTTCCGCCGTCGAGGAACAGCCAGTCGCCAGCCCGGTAGAGGTACGACACTGGGTGAGTCGGCCACGCTGCGAGCGCGCCGTCTGCCTGAGCGGCGAACGTGCCGCCGTCCTCGGTGTCGAGCAGCCACACCGGATCGATCCCGCGTGTCGCGAAGAACTCGGCGATCGCCGCGTCTGCGACTGCGAGCCGCTCATCGATCGTCCCCGACCCTGCACGGGTCAGGTCGGCGCGGATCTGGTTGCGCAACGACCGGGGCGCACCCCACACGAACCGGGTGCCGTCGTCGAGACGGTTCCGGTCGAGGATCGCAGCGACCGCACGATCCAACGTCGTGAGCACGTCACGCGACGTACCGAGCAGCTGAGCGTCAGTCACAGCGACCGTACCTGCGTCATCGGCGAGCGTCTCCAACAGGAGCTGCTCCGCACGACGGGCGTGCCGAGCCTCGAGCACGTTCATCGCACCGGCGAGCCGTTCCGGAGCGAACCGCTGCAAGAGGTTGCCGAACTTGACGATCAGCGGGATCGCGGTCACGGAATGGTCGGCGGCCGTACCGCACGTCACCGTGTGCACGTGCTTCGCCGTCGCGTTACCGTCGAGCGTGTGACCGGTAGCGTCGTCCCACGGGTCAACCGCAGCCAACGTCGACGCGAACGTGACGGGCGGGGTGATCGACACGACACCCCGATCCGCGACGAACCGGGTCAACATCTGATCCCGGACCGGACGGGCCGTCGACGCGGCGGACGGCGACTCGTGCACGACCTGCCCGGGGGTGCACAGCCCGCCGGACGCAACCAGACCCTGCCGACGGGCATCGGCTTGCGCCTGCCCGATACGGCTCGCCGCGGCGTCAGCGTTGAGCCCACGGAGGTCACGTGACGGGTCGACATGACCAGACGCGGTCACGACCGACGCACGGCCACCACCGGACACACCACGACCTGCCGCAGCCGTGTCGTACAGCGCCTGGAGTACCTGACCAGGGGTGATCGGCGCCCCAGCCGGGACGCCAGGGACGTTCGCTGAGGCGACCATCGAACCGGTCGGCGTAGCCGGGACCGGTCGGGTCGACGCCGGGCGGCGGGCGGCGACACGGGTGACCCGCGGCGACGAGCTCGCAGCAACCGCCACAGGCTCGTCGTCGACAGTCTCGTCTGCGGACTCGATCTCGTCGGCCGTCTCGTCGGTTGACTCGACCTCGTCGACCGTGGACGGGTCGCCCTCTGCGTCGTCGGCGTCATCGCCGGCAGCCGCTGCACGGATACGAGCCAACGCCGCCTCCGCTGCCGTCTGGCGTTCCGCCTCGGCGGTCGCACGACAGTCGAGCTCGGTCGCGACGGACTCGGCCACATCAGCGGCCGAGGTCAGCGTCTCAAGTACCGTCGCGTCGACATCGCCGGCGGACACTTCGTCGACCAGTTCGGCGAGTCGGGCGAGATGCCCGGCGAGTTCAGCGTCGTCGATGTCGGCAAGGTTGCCGGACAGGGCGGCGAGCAGTTCGAGCAGTTCATCCATCAGGGGTTCTCCCTCTACAGGCTTCCGGGTTCGGTTCCGGTTTCGGGTTGCGCCGCGCGTCGCCCCGCTGCATGAGGGGTGACGGGCGACGGATTGTCTGCCCTGTGCGGCCCGACTCGGACCGGATGATGTGATCGAACGTATCAGACGCGACGGCCGATGCGACGTTTCATCGGCGAGCGGTCGCGGCGACGTGTCGTGCAACGACCCGCGCTGCCGCGGCGAACGTGTCGCCACGCTCGGCGCATGCCCGGCATTCGCGCCGCACCTGCATCGACCCAACAGCAGCGACAACCACCCCGCCACGCTCGCGACGACCCGCTGCGGATGCTGCCATAGCGAACCCGTCCGCTGCGGGTCGCACCACGAACCCCGGTGTCGACACGGTCAGCGCGGCGCACAGGTCGAGGCCGCGGCCGAGGTCGCGCCAGTCGCCCGACATCGACGACGCGTTCAACGTCACGAGCTGGTCATCGGTGAGACCCGGTCGTACCTGTCCGGAGATCCACGGGCCGTGCTGCCCGTCGACGATCCGGACGTCCGCCCATGCCAGCCCGGCGTGCGCGTAGTGGTCGCGTGCTTCCGGAGCGAACAGCGCTAGGTCTGCGTGGTCGCAGCCGACGACGAGCGGCCCCGTGTTCACGGTGCGGCCGTCGGCGCATGCGAGCGGATGGAGGAGAAACTCCGCGTACCCGGTCGGCGACGGCGGAGCGGTCTGGCAGCCGGGCATGCCGGTGTGGCAGGCGCCCCACCATGCGAGATGTCCGGTCACGACCCCATCCGCGTCGATCGAGAGTGGTTGCGCCCACCCGGATACGCGGGTGCGGGGCTCGTACTGCTCGACGAGGAGCGGCGACCCGACCTCGGGCTCGGGGCGGGCGAACACGTCAGACGCGACGGCAACACTCGCCGCAGCGGTGACCGACGACGCCGCGCCGTCCTGGCTGTCTGGCGTGTCGACCGTGGCCGGATCAGGGATGATCGTCGCAGCGTCCATCCCTTGGGTCGGCACGATCGCGAGCGACCCGATCTCGTACGCGACGAACACCACCTCATCGGAGATACACCAGCCGTCGGCGTCCTCCTCGGTACACCGGTACTCCACGGTGACCGCTTCGGACGGGCCGACAGACACCGCGAGTTTCCCCGCCTGCAACAGCATGTCCGCGGCCAACCGGCCCTGCTCGGTGTCGAACAGCCACCCGGCGGCGTGCACGACACCGTCGACGACTTCGAGATGGTCGACACCGCCTACCATCTCGGCGCCCTTATGCCCCGATCCGCCTTCGGTCGTCAGCAGCTGGAGTGACACGAGGTTCGATTCGAGGTCGCGCCATGTGAACTCGCACTCGGTGAAGTCGCGTCCGCCAGGCAGCTTGTCTTGGCGGGCTACCCCCTCGGGGCCGCTGACCCACCGGGTCGGCAAACGCGACGCACCGGCGACCAACGCACGCATGGCACGATCGCGGTCAGCCGCAGCTACCAGCGACAAGGGTTGGAACGTGGGCATGGTCATCAGCCTCCGGGGGCTTGGAACGTCGGGATGGCGTCACACTGGCATCCGTGGTGATCGCCCGGGAAGAAATGGGAGCCGACCCACGATCCGCCTGTGTCGAGCGCCGGGTCGGTCCACGACACAAAACGGGTGCCCTCGAGCCGCTGATGCGGCTCGAACGCGGCGGTCCGGGTCGCCGCGGACCCGTACCACCACACCCAACCGGACTGCATGATCTCAGCGTCAGTCAGCGCGCCCAACACGGCGACCCCCGCTGCGACACCACCCGCCGCGGGTTCACCCGGTGTGACCGTGCCACCGCCAGCGACGTGCACCGCGGTCCGCACCACCCCCGCAGACACTACGACCGTCGCGTCGGCTTCGCCCGGCGCCGACGTCGTCTGATCGGCCCACATCATCGCCCGGCGCGCCGCCTCAAGGTCGGCACGCAACGCCACCCACCCGGCAGCAACCCACCCGGCGATCTGCGTTTCCACCGCTGCGAGTCTCGCCGCTGGGACCAGCCCGGCGAGCATGCCGAGGGCCGCCGCCCACGCCGCCAACGTCCACGCCTCATACTTGTCCGCGAGGTCCGTCCACGCTTCCGGGTCGTCCAGCACCCCCGGTTTCGCTTCGAGCGTCGCCGCGACTCGGTCAGCGCCAAGCGAGGCGATGACCGACCGGTTGTCGGTCCCGTCGACCGTGTCTCTGAGCGCCCGAGGTAGCGCGTATCGGACACGCGACCCGGCACGGTCCAGCGCGCGTTCCATCGCCGCGCCGGCGGCGACCTGGAGTTGGCGGCGCAAGTCACGGTCGATCTGAGCGAGCCCAACCGCGAGCACGTCAAGCCCGTCGGGCGACACAGCAGCGGCCGGCGCCGGTCCGGCTGTCGGTGCAACGGCCGGAGCGGCTGACGCGGTGACCGCCTTCGGGGCCGCGGCGACCCGGCGGGCAAGCTCGTCCGCGTCGGGAGCGTCGCCGTCGTTGAACCCTGTGACCGTCCGATACGCGTGATCGGAAATCACCATCGCAGTGTGCAGCTGCTGTGCATGCTCGATCGGGTCTGGTGTTGCCAGGGCACCGGACGGGTCGAACCCGACATGGACCATGTCAATGATCTCCGGAGGCACCCCCAGCCGTTCCCATTCGGCGCGTGCCGGGCCGATCGTCCACGACGACGCGATCAGCGCGGCTAGCGGGCCCATGTGGTCACGCCACCGCGTCTTATCGATCACGGTGC